AACGATTACAGCAATGACCAGATTTGAAATGGATACAGGAGTTGATCCAATAGCAGTAGGTCGTACTTGTTTCTTCCCGCTACCAAAGGGAGAGTTCAGTGGATTGCGTGAATACTTTCTACCTGATGTAACGGGATCAGTTCCTGATACATCTGAAGTGACAGCTTCTATTCCTAGATATATTCCTGCTAACTTAATCAACCTAGTCTCATCAGTATCAGAAGAAGCAATCATTGCTTTAAGCAAGGATCAACCAAAGAGAATCTATTTGTATAAATTTTTATTTGAACAAGATCAAAAGTTACAATCAGCCTGGTCTTACTGGGAAATGAAAGGAGAGAAAACAATTCTTGGTACGTTTACTTTAGATAATGATCTATACATTGTTACTCAATATGCTGATGGTGTTTATTTAGAGAAGACTTCATTACGTCCAGAGTCTGTAGATTCAGGAACTTCAATGGAGTTGTTACTAGATAGAAAAACAACAGAAGCAAGTTGTTCTATAGCTGTTACAAACCCTGGAGGACTAGGAGCACAATCAACAATTACTTTGCCTTATCCCATTTCCAAGACAGGGATCATGGCAGTAGTCGGAAGATACGACACAGGAGCATACGCAGATGAACAGAACTTTCCAACTTCCGCACCGTCAAATGGAACAGCAATTTCTATTAGAGATGCAGGTGGTTTAACTGTTAATGGTTCAGGTGTTGCAACTAATGCAAGAACAACAGGTAACAGTTCTGACAATGTAACGATCAATAGTTTCCCTTCTCACCTATGGAATAAATCAATCGGAGAAGGTGTAGGTCTTGCTGTTACTGCTACATCGACTGCACATACTTATACATTTCAAAATCTAATTACTATTCGTCATGGTCAAGTCATCATGCCAACGAGTGAAACTCTTACAGGTGGATCTGGTAGTAACGGAACTATGACTGTGTTGGGAGATTTAACAGGTACAAAGTTTTATGTTGGTGAGTTATATGACATGACTTATGAATTTAGTACACCTTATTTAAAAGAAGAACCTCAAGGTGGAGGTGTTGCTGTAGCTGCTGGACCTTATTTACAAATGAGAAATTGGTCTGTCATCTTTGATGAGACATCAGCTTTTGAATTGAAAATTACACCTGCTGGTAGAGATGCTCAAACATATCCTTACAATGGTATCTCTTTAGGTACTAGCCCACCACTACTAGGAAGTCCAAGTTTAAATACAGGATCATTTAAAGTACCAGTAATGGCTAGGAATATAGATACTAAAGTAGAAATTGTGAGTAGCAGTCCTTTACCTTGTCGCTTTCAATCAGCCGAATGGGAAGGTTGGTTACATACAAGAACAAGACGACTGTAATGGAATGTTCTATTAGACCTTCTAAATTGGAAGACTTAAAATCTCTTTCTGAAAATTTAAGAACAGAAGATGCAAAAGAAATTACAGCACAGTCAGGGGCTTCACCTAAAGGTGGATTGTTGTATTCTTATTTTATGAGTAAGCCTTGTTTAACAACTGTTAGTCGTCATGGACATGTGATGTCAATGGGTGGTGTAGTTCCAGAAGGTAAAGACGTAGGTCGTATTTGGTTGTTAGGATGTCAATCAATGTTTGATGATGCTATAGATAAAAGATGGTTTCTTCGACAATCAAAAAAAACTTTAGATGATATGCAAAACAAATATTCTTTATTATTCAACGTAGTTGATGCACGCAATGAGCTACATGTAAAATGGATTCAATGGTTGGGTTTTACGTTTATCAAAAAACATCTACACTGGGGACCAGAGAGCCGCCTCTTCTATGAGTTCGTGAGGATCTAACGTATGTGTGGCGCAGTCGGTATTGTTGTTGGTGTCCTGTCAGCAGGACTTAGCTTTTATCAGCATCAGCAAAATGTTGCTGCTCAAAATGCTGCGATAGATGTTGCTAATCAAAATGCTCGTGCTCAATTTGAAGTTGCGAAGTTACAGACACAAATAAGAAATACAGAAGAAGAACAAAAAAAACAGATGCAAGATCTACAAATAGAAACGACTGACTACTTAGCTGATAGAGGACTAGAACAAGATTGGGCTGCAATCAATACAAGATGGTTTGAAGAAGAAGAAGCTAAATCATTTAAGAAACAAGAATCAGGGATAGCTGCATTAGAAGCATCAGGAAAAATATTAGCGAGTGGTAAGACAGGTAATAGTTTTATTAATTTAATTAATGATGTCGTTAGGAAACAAAATAAATTTGACTTCAATCAAGATAGAGGATTTGCTTTTGTTGGTAGAGGATTGTCTATGGATAAGAAACGAGCGTTAATTGCATCAGCGTCAACGAAAGCAGGTCAACAACGGTATCAAAAACGAACGTGGATTGATCCAGCACGACCGATTGATCGACCGAGGATTAAAAGTAATACAGGTCTTGCACTGCTTAGTGCTGGCTTGTCAGGATTTAGTATGGGTTCAAGTGCCGCAGGTGGCTGGGAAAAATACCAGTACTATAAAGGACAAAACGGTTAAATTATGGGACGTTATTCAGCAACTAGTAAAACAACAGGTACTACTGATCGTAAAACTTCTAGACGATTAGTTGGTGGCATGGGTGGTAGCAGTGGTAGTGCTGCTTTATCTAGTGATGGCTTTCAACTAAGAGCTAGTGCTCCAGCTCCTGTTGCAAAGCCTGGTGGTTTTACTGGTAAGACTTCTGTCCCAACACCCGCTGGTCCAACCATTGTTCCTGATGCTCCGAAAGCATACGCAGATGGAAACTTCAGAGAACTTGCAAATGTTCTTGGAACTCTTAATACTAATTTGAATAATGCTATTACTTCAGGACTGGCTTATGCCACAAGTGCAGAAGAATTAGCAAGAAAAGAAGCTGAATCTATTGCTGATCAATATCCAGAAGAAGAGGAAGAAGAGGAAGAGGAAGAGGAAAATCCTGATGAACCTGATGACGAAGAGAATCCTGATGAGCCTGATGACGAGGAGAATCCTGATGGAGAAGAAATCCCTGACGGCGAGGAGCAACCTGATGATGATGGTGATGTAGACGGAAGTAAATCTCTTAAACAATTAAGCTCACGATTAGAAAATGTAATCAATGAAAAGAAAAAAGGTTCCGATGAATATAAATATTCAGAAGAAGAAAGATCAGGTGCTAGTGATTTACTAAATAAGATTGGAAATAATAGAAGAGTAGAACGACATCTTAAGTCTATTTATAATAGAAATGATGTTAGAGATAGAGCTTTAAATATAAATCAATTAGCATCAGAAGCTACCGTAACCAACAAAGAAGGGAGGGAAGTTCCGTTATCTTCTGTACCTTCTTCTTCTCGTATATATAAAGAATGGTATCGTAAAACTGTATATGGTGACACTAGTTTAAGCCCTCTTGAATACCAAGAAGTTCAATCAACTCTTGTTAATAGTAGAGCTACTGATATTAAAAGACAAGATAAAGCACATCATGGTTATCAGATTGATCAATACGAAACAGAGAAAACTATTGTCTTAGCAAAAGCTGGGAATCAAATAGCTTTAGGTAACACAGCAGCAGCAACAGAAGATATACAAGGGTTATTAGATATGTTGACTCCTTTACTACCAGGAGCAACGAAACAAGAACAAGCTTTATTAAAGAAAGGATTGGTTGAAGGATTAACAACTGCCTTCTTAAATAGTGATATTAAACATAAAGATGAAGAAGAACTATTAACTGCACTTAAAGGATTATTTATTGGTCCTGCTCTTGATAGAAATATTGTTCAGAAAAAAGATGGTGTAGTTGTAGAAGATAAAGATGGTTTACCTGTAACGATACCCAATGAAAAGTTACGCTGGATTAATCAAGAAGGTGGAGAAGATTATTTAAAAAATATTATTGCTGATGTAAAGAATGATCTACTTGATCAAGATAATAAAGAAGACAAGTTTCAGAAGAATCAAGGAGAAGAACGTGCTAATACAGAATTTAATAAACAAGTTCTTCCTTTACTTCAGGCAAATAAAATTAATGAAGCTCGTTTAAAAATTGCAGAACTAAGTAAGGCTTATCAAAAAGATGCTATTGCCTCAAAAATTGATCCTGATATTCAAGGTGAAGTTGTTGGACATTATAATGATCTAATCAAAGATTATCTTTCAACTGATGATGCAACTATTGCTGATGAACAAATACAAATAAGTCGTAGCTTACTAGCTGCTGCAACTGATTCCAGTAAAATATGGGGGATAGAAGCAAATCTAGAATTAATGGAAGAGAAGTATAGTCATAATAAAGATGTCTTGG